AACTTAAGTTCCTTAAAAAGATTAAACCCACTATCATTGGGGGTAACTCAACTAATATCACCTTCAAGTGGGGCTATGGCTTCAATAGCTCCTTTAAGTCCTACCAAGTTAATCTTCAAAGCTATGGTTCATTCCCTTACTACAACATAGCAAAGTACAACATAGATGAATACTCAGGCGGTTCTCAATACGTGGTACCTAATATAAACACAAACGGTAGTGGTACTAATATCGTGGTAGGTCTTGAAGCTGTCATAACGGATCAAATATCGTTACAGGAATTTAATATTTACACCCTAGTCGGTAAGGTTTACTAAGAGGATAAATGCATGAATTGGTCTAGTCTGTTTAGCAGTATTGGTAATAACATTGGTGGCATAGGTCAAGCAGCAGGTCTTGCGGGTGCAGGACTGTTGTTTAATAAAGCCTATGAAAACATGGGTGAGGTAGGGAAAACAGCACAAACTGCATCCAACACCCTTGCTCAACAAGCCCTTGGTCAAACACAGTTTAGACCCTTCACGGTCACTACGGGTCTTGGCAATCTTCAGGCTACCCCTGAAGGTGGCTATGGGATGAACCTGAGTGCTCAACAGCAGGGGCTACAAAATCAACTCTTTGGTGGTGCTCAAGGGTTCTATGGTCAAGCCATGTCACCCACCCTCCCTGCACAGCAGGCATTGCAAAACCAATTGTTTGCACAAGCCCAGAGTGGCTTTGGTTTAGCTAATCAGGGAATGAGCGCAGCAGAACAAAGCATGCAAAACCAGCTTCTCTCAGGAGCCACAAGGGCTTTTGGAGAAACAGGTGCTCAACTAAGCCCACAGGAAATTGCTCTTCGTAACCAACTGTCTAATCTTACTCAACAACAGTTTGGTGTTGCTGGGCAAGGAATGTCTCCTGAGCAAGCTGCTCTACAACGACAGCTAACGTCAGGTGCTTCCAGTATGTATGCACAGGCTCTCATGCCTCAGCAGCAGCGTACACAGCAGGTTTACAACCAACTGAGGGCTATACAAACCCCAGAGGAACAAAGGCAGCAATTGGCTCTTGAGGAGCGCCTGGCAGGTCAAGGAAGGCTGGGTGTACAAACGGCTCAATACGGTGGAACCCCAGAGCAGTTTGCTCTTTCCAAGGCTCAAGCGGAGGCTCAGAACCAAGCTGCCTTTGCTGCTATGGAACAAGCACAACGAGAGCAAGCTCAAGCAGCAGCCCTTGCAGGACAGTTCCAAGAGGCAGGCTATAGACCTATGACTGAGCTTCAAAGACAACAACTTGCAGCTTCTCAGCTTGGTGGTATTTCTCAAGAAGCAGGCTATGTTCCTTTACAGCAACTTCTTCAACAAAGACAGTCTGCTGCGGGTCTTGGTGGAGCACTTCAGGCTGCTGGTTATGTGCCTACGGATGTATCTCAAAGACAAAGAATGCTTGAGGCAAATCTTGCAAATGTCTATCAGCAAGCAGGGTACACTCCCTTTGAGAAGAGAATGCAGGAGCAGGCTCAGGCTGCTGAACTTGGAAGGTTGTTCCAAACGGGTGGTTATCTCCCCTTGAGTTCCCTCCTTAGTGCTTATCAACCAGGTCTCCAAGGTTCTCAATTGGCTTCCCAGATGCAACAGACGGGTGCAGGGCTCTTTGGTGAAGCAACCATGGGTGGTATTAATGCACTCTTGGCAAGCCGCTTGGGTCAAGGGACTCTTGCGGGTAACATTGGTTCTGCACTGGCTCAAGGGACCATGGGGGGTATGTTGAGTCAAATGCAAGAAGGGGATGGCACTACGGGTCTTGGAAATCTTTTTGGTAGTATTCTTGGTAAACTTCAGGAGTGGGCACAATAATGGCAAGTATCAGTGAATCAATTATCCAAGGTCTAATGAGACCTGCATTTGATGTACAGCCCCTTGTGGAGCCCCTTGGGATGATCCTTGGTGGAGCACAAGCACAGAGGGCTAGAGAGGAGAGACAGAAGGGTTTGTTTACCCAAGCCCTTGGTGCTGAAAACATGAGTGACCTGCAAGGTATCATTGGACAGGCTAGGGGTCCTGATGAAATTGCTAGTCTTCTCAAAGCGGCTCAAATAGGACGGGCTACCCAAGAACAAGAGAGAGCTACGGCTGCTGCTGAAGAAGAACAAAAGCGTGTTAAAAATCTTAGAGCAGAAGCTGTTGCTAAAGCATCTCAAGGTAAAGACCCTAATTTTACTAGAGCTATGGCTAATGCTCCTGAAGAAGTATTGCAAGAGTATCTTTTCTCGGGTGCAACTGTAGATCCTAAGACAGGCTATCTTGTAGTTGGTAATAATCTTTTTGACGCTAGCACGAAGGAATGGGTAACTGTCCCTGAAAGTGCTAGGGAACAAGAAAAAGATCAGTGGTTCTTTAGTAGCGATGGTACAAAAAGAATAAACAGGAGAACAGGTGAGGTTAAGCCTGTAGGAGAAGGAGAAGGGCCTTCATCAGGCACTCTTGGAGATATTATGGCTGTCAATAACGTAATTGATGTTGTTGACCAGACTCTTTCGCTTGTTGAAGGGGATGATGTAAACCCCTACCTATATGAAGCCCTTAAGTATATCCCTATGACAGGGGAAAAGTCTGTTGCTAACTTAGTCAACACTATTCAAGCTAACCTATCGTTTGACAGACTTGATCAAATGAGAAAAGAAAGCAAGACAGGTGGTGCTCTTGGTAGTATTGCAGTAAGGGAACTTGAGCTTCTTAAGGATTCCGTAAGAGCACTGGACCCTGCCGATAAAAACTTCAAAGAGAATTTGAGGGAAGTAGTAAGACAGTACAAGGATTTTAGAAATGCTCTCCTTGGCAAACCACCGGAAAGTGATAAGTACATCGTTGACGAAAAAGATGGTAAGAAGTTTATCTACTACATAGACACCACTGTAGGTGAAGATGACGAAAATCGTTACATAAGTCTTGGAGAGTTTAATGCCATCCGTTGATGAAGAAACCAGAGCAAGGCTTCGAGGGCTAGAGGCTGGAAGAGCACAACAAAAAGCTGACACAACAGCGCCACCAAAAGAAAAGACTGGTGTCACTTCTGTAAGTGAAAAAGATAGAAAACGTCTTGCTTCTTTAGAAAGACAAAGACAGGAACAAGTTGCTGCTGTAAAGAAAGAAGAACCAGTTCAGAAAGAACAAGAAGAACCAAGTTCTCTTTTTAATTCTCTTTTTCCCGTTGGAGAATTAGCTCTTTCTGCTTTGACTAGTGGAGCAACGTCTGCTGCTGGAGGCTTAGGTGGTCTTTTAAAACTTATTGGCGGTGGTTCTCTAGATGAGGCTGTCTCAACAGTTAAAGCAGCACAAGACTTTACTTATACACCTAGAACACAAACAGCCCAAGCAATTGGTCAAGGTATTTCTAATCTTCTTGCACCAATTGAACAAGCAAAAGAGTTTGTTGGTGAAAAGACTTTAGAAACCACAGGTTCTCCCTTAGCTGCAACTGCTGCCTATATGGCTCCTGAACTTATTGGTTCTGCCTTTGGCTTGAGGGGCTTGAGAGGTATGCAGCAAACACGGGCAACTGAAAAAGCTGCTATTGATGCAGACATGTCTCAACGTCTTCAAGACCCTACTAGAAGATACGATGCAGACTTGGCTACTGTGCGTCTTGATGCTAAAGGTGAGGTTGTTCCCTCTAGGGTAGGCGAAGCCTTGGTCAACTCTGGGGTAAGGGAGCAATCCGTTTCTCAAGTAATCCATGCTCCTGTTGAAACCAAGCAAGTCATGTCTAGAATGTTGGATAAATTTCAACAAGCTGAAACTAATGATTTGATTGCTGCCACTGCGCCTCTGGATTCAGAGATTGGCATGGCAGTAACTCAAAGACTTTCAACAGTAAAGAAGATGACTTCAGACTATGGTGAAGAACTGGATAGCATTATTGAAGGAAGCAAAGGAAATACCCCTGTTAGTCTAGCAGGAGCAGTAGACGGATTTCTTGGTCGTGTAGCAAAAGAATTAAAGCTTGAGTTGAAAGTTCTGAAAAACGGAAGAATTTTGCTTCCTAAGAGAAGTAAAGGTCTTATGACTACAAGCCAGATGGCATCAGCTAAGTCCCTTATTAAGGACATCATTCGTGTTTACAACGATACGAAAGGTGCAAAAGGAACAGTTCCCGCCAGTGTAGCCCATAGATTAAAAAAAGAATTGGACACTTTGGTTGACGCAAACAAAGCAAAAAATAGTGGTTTTTCTAACGAAGCACAAAGAATTGGTTTAGAGCTTAGGCAAACAATCAATGAAGCGATTAGGGACACTCCTGGGATGGAAGCTTATGCGGAAGTAAATGACAACTTGTCGGCAGCCTATGATTCTTTGGAGCCTTTCAATAAATATCTTCCTGAAGGTGAATCTTGGGATTCAGTTAAAACCAATGCTGTTGTTGCTAATGCTGTAAAGAACATCGGGGAGGACACAACCTCTATTCAAGCCCTTAAGCAGGACTTGACTGCAATGGAGAACTTCCTGACTTCACGCGGTAAGGTTATGAATGTAGATCCTATTGTTCTTGCTCAGTTCAAAAGAACCCTAAGAGACACCTTTAGAGTTACTGAGGACGACATTCTTGCTAATGTTAAGAAATCAAATGAAGCATTGTCTTCAAATGTCCTTGAGGCGTTGTCGTCTTTGGCTGTTGGGAACAAAATAGGCGCTCTAAATGATCTTTCTAGGCTAACGAAGGGAACTATTAAAAAAAGCGAACTTAAAAAGATTTTGGAAAATAAAACAAGAGTTCGCTATCTTTTAGCTAAAGCACTCGAAGAGCAACAATTGTGATCAAAAAGTCAGACCTCAAGTGTAACCAACCAAAGAGAACCCCAGGTCACCCTAAGAAGTCTCATGTTGTCAAAGCATGTGAGGGTGGTAAGGAGAAGGTCATTCGATTTGGTGAGCAAGGAGCAAAGACAGCAGGCAAACCTAAGAAGGGTGAGTCTAAGGAGATGACACAAAAGAGAAAGAGCTTTAAGGCACGACACGGAAAGAACATTGCAAAGGGTAAAAGTTCAGCAGCCTATTGGGCTGATAAGGTGAAATGGTAATGCCAGGTCTTTACGAGAACATTCATAAGAAACGTGCTAGGATTGAAGCAGGTAGTGGTGAGCGAATGAGGAAGAAGGGTTCCAAAGGAGCACCCACGGAAGAAGCCTTTGAGAAGGCAGCTAAGACAAGAAAGAAGAACAGGAGCAAAAAGTAATGTTCAAGGTTTGCAAAGGATGCCCTAGCCCAGCTAAGTGTAAGAAGGCAGGGAAGTGCCTTAAGAAGGCTACTCAGGAGAAGGTGAAGAGTTACAAATAGTCGTCACTTCTTGATAACTGACGAAATAAAGTAACACAAAAACAAGGGGGGCACTAAAGCCCCCTTTGTCTCTTTTAGCCCAAAACACCCCAGTAAAACCGTGGCTTCCAGGGCACTATGCCAGGGGGGTCGCTACTACCCTACAGACCCCCCTTATGTCACTTTTTAAAGTGGATCTTTGATAAACTCTATCTCACAGGCATTACCCACACAGGCTAGAGTTTGTGCCCCTTCGGTATTGTCAGACATCTCTTGGATGTCCCAATCAATCTCTTTGGGCATTGTCTCTATACCAATCAAGTAAGCCTCTTCAGTGATCTCCTCATAGGGAGCCTGTTGGTAGGTGTGCTCTGAGAAGGGCAGGAAGCTAATTCCTGATACTTCATCAAAGTTGTTGTAGATCCACTGTCCTACCTCCAAGAACTCACTGTCCTTGTAGTACACCGTCTGTGACACTTTGTGTTCACACCAATAGTTCTGGTACAGGCTGTTCAGCTTCAACTGATCCATAGCGGACTGCTTGGAAGCCATCACAGAGCCCTCTGGAGCCTTTTGGTAGAAGGTGAATACCTTGGTAGTGGGTGAGGTCACATCAGTCTCCACAGGCACCCCAGCGGCTTCCAGAGTGGCACACAGGGGGTCTCTGGAGTCAGCTCTTACCCGACGAATGTAATAAGGGCTATAGCGACCATGAATGCCACTGGCAGAATTAACCAATTGGGATACAGTACCGGAAGGTTTAACACAAGTAATAGCCGTGCTTTGATTGATTCCCAACTTGGCAGCCCATTCTTTATTAGTTTCAATTGCAGTCTCCTTCATGGCAGTAAGCCACTTTCCAAGATCCTTTGAATTGGGATTACCCAACAACCAATGGTCCATGATCCCTGTAAGGGACACCCCCAGCAGACATTCTTCCTTGGTGTTCACAGCCCATGCATTCCGTAGGTAACGGAAGTCAGTCAAGGTGGACTGAAGAGTTCCAAGGATTGTAGCTACACGCACCTTGTGCTTTAGGTCATCCAAAGTGTCATTGGGTCTAACCACAACCTCACTCAGGTTGCAGAACTGGTTAGGACGCAGGATGATCTCTGAGCAAGGGTTTGTACCAAACTCAAAGTTAGTGTCCCTACGACCATTCCTGGCTGCCTGCTTCTGAGAAGCTACCCTTGAGAAGATCCCTCGTTCACCACTACGGGATTCATACAGTGCAGCCCACTCGGACAGGAATTGATCAAACTCAGGCTTCTCTGTGTAGCAAGCACTGTTGTTCGACAAGCCACGCTGGGGCTGGTCTACCCACCATTGACCATGCTTGGCACGCCGAAGGCGATCATCACTCAGGTTACTCAGGCTAATCAGGGCTGACCTGCGGACTCCTCCAACGACAACAATCTGAGCGATTTTGCAGCAGAGGTCGTGGCATTCCAGGCTTGTAAGTTTTCTTCCAGCAGCTCCCTTAAAGAGGTCAACTGAGAACCGGAATAGGCTGACAAGAGGTTCTGGACCTGAAGCCCTCCCTCCGAAAGTCCTGAGAGGTGCCCCTGCAGGACGCACTCGACTAACGTCCCACTTGGGTACTTGACCTGAATAGAGCAACGATAGGAGTTCTCGGAAGGCTTTTGCCCACCCGATCTTTGAATCCGATACGTGAATGATGGTGTCTGTGTCATAGAAGTCTTCAGCTACTTCAGGCAACTTAGCAATGTATTGTCTTTCTACACTAAAGCCCACCCCAGTCCCACACATGAGAATGTACATCATCTCATCAAAGGCTCGGGGGCTATCTACGGCAATGTAGCTACAGTTAAAGCCTGCTACGTTGTCTCGATCCAGTGCTTCCCCTGCTGTCATCAGTGCCCGCATGGAGGGCATGACTTGCATATCATAGATGGAAGTCCAAAGCAAGGTTTCTGTTTCTTCATCAATCAAGCCTTTCTCAACCCAATAGTGGGTGTACCGAGAGACTGTCTCTCCTCAACTCTCCCTTCGATTCTGATTA